CCTCCTCAAAATCCTCCCCCCGATTAAACTCCGGATCATCGTGTCGGTGCCCGTGATCCTTAATGTTCTCCAACTCCACCCCCAAGTGCGTCTTCACATGCTGCGCGAAACGTTCCTTAATCTCCTCCACACTCAACGTCGGCAACAACTCCTCCAGCCACTCCTCCGCCGCCGTGAGTGCATTGTCGAATACTCCTGTGATCGCATCCTCTTTCGTAAACGTCATTTCCTCCTCCTCCCTCTCACCTTCCCCCAACTCCCAACTTCCTCCTCCGGCTCCCAACTCACCCCTTCTCCCTTCGTCGCCGTGAAGTCTCCTACTCTCACCGTAAACCTCACCAACGAACCCCTATGCACAATATCCGAGTGACTCCACTCCGTCAAGTGGAATCTCTCCGGTTCATAGTGCCTTACCTCCCTCACCCCCTCCTTCGGCTTCGGTACACTTGGCAGCCCAACGCCGCGTACCAACGCCAGCAACGCCACGTACGTCAACGGATTCATCTCCTCCACCTCCCGACACGCTCTAGGCGCATCCTCCAGCCCTCCGTAAAGGGCTGGCAGTGTGCCTACTCGTCGTCTCTCTCCTCGTTCTCCACAATCCCTTCAAGCAGTTGCATCCACACTCCTCGAAGCCATTGTTTTATTCGTTGTGTCACTTGCTCCTCACTTTCTCGACGCGATAGGTATACGGCGTCATTCCCTTCAGTACCCGTTTTATTTCCAACGCAACGCGATAGGTTACGGATTCGCTCACAACTTTCCCCGTCTCCCGCCGCACTACGTACCAACGCTTAGAGGTTGTCACCGATCGCCTCCTCCAGGGCCTCCCCAGTGATCTCAATAAACTTACTCACCCCGAGAATCCCCAGTAACTCCTTCCCCTCGGGCCGCCCGAAGTACCACAGCAACGCACCTCCGGCAACCACAGCCGTCAGCAGAATCCCCAGCTTCACCAGAAAAACGTACGTCCGGTGCCCGATGGGAATCCGAATTACCTTAAACGCCTTCTCCTTACTCGTCCCCATACACCTCCTCACTCTCTGAGTCCCCACAATGCTACGTGTGAGTCTCGTGTGAGGCATTGTCGCCAACGCCCCACGCGCGCATCACGCGTTCTCATACGTCCTCAGCGCCCAAGCCTTCTTTCGCTGATCCACCGGCACCATCTTCTCCGCCAAGTCCCACGCCTCCCGTTCGCTCTCCAGTATCCCTTCCCTCTCTTCCTCATCAGGTCCGAAGAGTTCCATCGTCTGAATACGATACACATCATCGCTCGTCCGCGGATCCGCGCGGTGTCCCGGGGTGTCAAAAATCCCCCCCAGCACATGTCCCAACTCATGTGCCGCCACGTCAATCAAGCTCCCGTTGTTCCGCGGATCGTTGACGTTCAACACCAACGTAATATCCGTTGGGTCGTTCCTCCGTATCCGCGTTTCGCTTGACTGTGACGGTTTCATGGTATCGTCCAACACCACCCTAATCGTGTACTCCTTCTTCATCCTCCTACCTCCCTTGAGAGAAGTGTCTCTCGTGTGACGCCCCCGAAGAGACGCCACCCGCGAATCACTTAACTCAATCACGCCGGTACGCAGATACCTTCGCGTCCCCAATCGTTTGTGTAGCCGTCCGGTACTTTCACTTTTACGACGCATCCACGCGGGTCACCTTGAAACTTGGCGTCACAATCGTGCGGCGCGAGAATGGCGATAATCTCGGCCATGCAGTTTTCATCCTTGCGGATTTCCTGCACGGTCAATTCACGATTGCACGCAGTCTCCGCGAGTCGCTGGCATGTTGCTGCATAACGCAGCAATCGCTGGCAATCGTGGAATGTCACTGTCGAGTGTTTCGCCATTGCGTACATGAACTCCAATTTATCCTTTGTGCTGACCATAAACTTCCTCCGTGTTTAACGTCCTGACCGGACGGTGTCCTCCCTTCCGCGTGAGGGACTACGCTTCAATCTAATCCGAGTAGAATCCTTCCTAGATTGCGTCCATGATCGTATACGCGAGACTTCGGACTCTCTGCGTCATTGTCGAACGTTAGACCACAATCACCGCGACACTCCCAAAGACCTAGCAAGAATATTCGTATACGTTCCACGGAATACGCCACCTTGTCGCCTACCGCTACTGTGAACTTTGCCATTGTCTCCCCTTGTTTGCGCCAGTCGCGCGTTACTGCCCACTCCCGCGAATGGGCAATGACTCGAAACTAGAGCAACCTGTAATGCGCCGCGACCGTTCCCAGCGCGTCATTGTCAGTAATAATCACTTCCGTATAACCATTCCCCGCCGGCGAGTACGCTTCGATTCTCTGGCCAGTTTGGAAGTCTAACCGCGACACTTTCCCATCCGGCTTTTCCATATCGTAGCCGTAGGACCTTTGCGCTTTAACCGTCCTTGGCTGTGGCGCACTCATCGGCACGTAACAGGCCAGCAATTCCAGTTTGCGGCCTACGTAGAACAGACTTTTCAGTTCCCGTTTACTGATTAGTGTTGTCATTCCCATTTTGTCCACCTCCGCGCCAGTTGCGCGCCACTGGCCACGCTAACACCCGATAGCATGGCCACGGACTCACAACTCTACGCGTCAATACTCTCCTGTTCCGCTTCCCACTCCATTTCCCGTGTAGCACACTGTTCAGAGCAATACTCAATCCCGTCCCAGTCATTCGCGCGCCAAAACTTCCTTTTGTCGTCCGGCATCGGGTCGCCACAATACGGACACTTCAGCAATCTGTCCCATGTTTTCTTTGCCCACGCGCGCGCATACCGGAACGTCTCAGGCGAGAAAGGAATGGTAAAACCCATTGTCGCGCCTACTCCAATTGAGATACGCTTTCCAAGCGCATCCTTACGCCATTCCTTCACAATCCCGATTGCCGTTTCCACTGCTTCTCTCGGATCGCTGAATTCCTGAAACTCGCCGGCATACTTTGCCGTGAGTGCATCAGGATTGCAATAGTCAATCCCTCCCGCAGAAACTTCTACTACGTACTCCCCATCCGGCCACTGGTGCTGTCTTGTTACGGTATACATAGTGTCCACTCCTATGTGTTGGCCTCATCAGTCCGCGATTTGATACGACTTGGCTTCCTTAACTTCTAACTGCTATGTTACTGTTATGCCCTACAAAGACTACAACAAAAAACTCGCTGCTGGTCGAAAACATAACCGCAAGTATCGTCTGTCTGGAAAACATCGAAGCAATCAACGAAAATATGCTCAAACGATTAAAAAAGATGCTCATCGGCGTTTGCTTTATCGTTTGAGACAGCAGAGATACAAAGTAAAATTGAAAAGTCGTGTGTATGCCGCTTACGGCGGATTCGTTTGTGCGTGTTGCGGTATTACAGAGCCAAAGTTTTTGACCATTGACCATATTCATGAAAACGGTGCGGATCATCGGCGCCAAATCGGTGAACGTGGGAATCAGTTGTATTTCTGGCTTGTTCGACACAAATTTCCGCCTGGGTTCCAAGTGTTGTGTTGGAATTGCAATCGCGGAAAATGGATAAATCATGGTACGTGTCCTCACAAGCAAAATTGAGACAGACTCCCCAAGGTGGGGAGTTTCGACCTGTTACCACGCGCGCGGTAATTCCTGTTCTGGCTTTGGATACACACAAGAATGCGCGGGAAGATTCCGCCGTAACTGTTCCGCAAGAGACTTCATGGCCAGCGACCACTCCCCAACGAAAGGCAATTCCCTTACCTTTGCTTGCCACTCATCCCAGTACGTAATAGATGGCGTACCGGCCGGCATACTCTTGATCACGATATATCCGCCGTCACCGCGTTCCACTCCGTACACTGCAGCGCTAAACCTGTCCTTGTCCTTTGTGACGTAACTCGCCGTAGTGTGCGGCCGCATTCCTTCGCACGTGTCCCAGAAAAACCTTTCCAGTAAATCGTGCTCTTGCTGCAGCGAATCAAACCTTTCTAACTTTGCTTTCTTCGTAAGTTTCATGGCATCCACTCCATGTATGAGATAGGATTGGCGAAACTGCCTGACCACTTTCAACCGATGCAGGCTTGACGGATGGTGGTTATCGGTTCTCTTGCCGTTCCAATTTTCGCTTGCACTCATGATGCAACACGCGTGCCAAACATTCATCTCCAAAACAAACGAGTTATCGCGCGTGTCTCCGACCGGATCCGGTAAACTCTTCCCAGCCCCCATGTAAGAAGGAAAGGAAAAGCTTTTCCCGTGATTAAGTATCACAAAACACACAAAACACACAAGTTACCCTAAACCCCACTGGGAACATTTTACATATCGTTTTGAAAAGTTTACTCTAGACTCGTGTCTACTCAATCCATGCCTGTTAGTGTGCGTTCCGTTAAACCGCCAGACGTAAAAGCGCAAGTAATCCGCCGGAGAGCCCTAGGCGAGTCCATGCGGAAGATTGCGCTAGACTTAGGTATCACAACGAACACAGTCTCGCGCATCATTGCGGAGTCCCGTACCGAGACGACCGGCAAAACTTCCGTAGAAAAAATTTTCGCAAGTGTTGGAATTACTCCAGAGACAATCGCGACGAAATTCCGCGAACTCCAAGAGGCAAAGGATGTACGCCTAGCAAGCTTTGAGGGGAAGTTTACCGATCGTGTGGATGTACCAGACGGCAATGTCCAATTCCGCGCCACTGAAGCAACTGCTAAAATCCTAGGACTCTTCCCCAAAGAGGATACTGCGGCTGTTGCCCAACTATTTGTACGCCTACCTGACGCCGTACTCACAAAGGGCCACCCCCAGACTTGCACGTGCGCTGAATGCTGCAGCGCATGGGAGTCCATTACCGTATCTCCCACTGAATCCACCACAAAGTAACTTAACTCCAAAGTAAACTAGGACACGCGCGCCGACCACCGGCCGCTCTTGTTCGCCTAGACACGCTACCCCTCCCCCCCCCCAGACCCCGCCACCTATCACTCGACCGGGGGGTGTGGGCTTCGGCTCGTCATCCCGTCGGGAATTCCGGGAAATAAGTTGGGTGGAGTTTTCCGGATGACGGTGAGGATTGGCGACGGGGGAGGCTGGTGGTAGGATGGAATTGCTGCCTAGGTCTAAACTCGGCCGTCCGAACCTTTTCCATCTCTAGGACGGTCGTGATGGAAACGGTCGGGCGTTCCCGGTCTGAGCGCCCAAAGGAATCCGATGAGCACACCAGCGAGTCCTCTTCAGAAGCAACAGTCTCCCGCGGCTTCGACTAATCCGAGCGGGACGAGCGATCCGAACTCCGCGGTGAACTTGATGCTTGGGGGACTGCCGGGAGCGCAGACGGGGCAGCAGCAGGTGGCGCTGGGGGCGATGTTGGGGCCACAGAATAATTTGGGGCCGTATTTGTCGCTGGGGGGTCCGGAGTACGCGGAACAGTTGGATGAGTTGGAGTGGAACCCCTTGGCGGGTTGGGGGTAGTGATGAGTGATGTTCCTCTGACACCTGAACAGATAGCTGAAGCGGAAGCGCGGGCTTCTCGGGAGGGTTATATCCACAGAGTCCTAGTTGGCTTCGATCAGTTCTGGAACGTCGTCGCCGGTGGGCACCCGGATGAGACGATAAGTGCGCGTACCAGGAGAACGGTGGATGACCCGAATGCCAAGCACAAGTTGCTGGCGAAGGTTCTGAATCACGTTCTCGACACGATTCAGCCGAATCATGGAGCGAAGGCCGAGGCTGGGGATGCGGTGCGGGCTGAGACTGTTGAGACCATCGAGCAGAACGCCCTCAAGGAATAATGTGCTGAGGATCATCAAACGCGACCCCATTTGGACGTGTGACGCGAACGGTCACAAGCTGCAGGTGAAGTTCTTTCGGGAGATTCGGAGGAACGGGGCGACACTGGCGGAGTTGAGTCAGGAACAGTGGAGGCAGTTGTTTGGGAATTTGAAGGAACCCGAGAAGACGGTGGTGGATGGCGTGCAGGTAAGAATCAATCATCTGTTGGAACCAGATGAGGTGGAGTTTTATAACGACGGGAAGTTAGTGGCTACGATGAGAAGGCTGCGGGTTGAGCCTCCGAGACGGTAAATGAAAATAGAGCGCTGGTCTAATGGTCGCTTAAAGAGACCTCCCTGCAAACACGGAAGGCGAAGATACGCTAACTGCCGATTGTGTAAGAGAGCGTACATGAGAAAGTACGACCAAGAACACCGTCCACTATCCTACCTAAGGCTCAGAAAACAGAAAAAACAATTAAAAGCTGAAGTACGACTTCTCAAAGAGAAACCTTGTACAGACTGCGGGCATTCGTATCCTTACTGGGTAATGCAGTTTGACCACGTGCGCGGAGAGAAACGAGGAGATGTGGGTTATTGGGTTTCACACGGAAAAAGAAATGCCGCTTTTCGAGAAATCGCAAAATGTGAGTTAGTCTGTGCAAACTGTCACGCTACTCGTAGCCACAGACGTATACTGGAAAAATATGCCACCAAAGCAGAAGAGGCAAACTAATACTGTTTGGTGCCCGAACCCCGGGCCACAGTCGGCTCTCTTCATCTGCCCGGCGGAGATTATTCTCTTCGGCGGAGCGAAGGGTGGAGGAAAGACCGACGCGATGCTCGTCTGGGCAGCGCAGGATATTGACAAGAACGACTACCGCGCGCTCATCTTCCGCAGGACCTTCCCGGAACTTGAGCACCACGTAATCCCCCGGAGTCAACAGTTGTTCGGAGGCATCGGTCGGTACGATGGCAAGACCCACCGTTGGAACTTCCGTACTCCCGACGGCGGGAGGAGCATGATTGAGTTTGCATACCTAGAGCGGGAGAGCGACATCTTCAGTTACCAAGGTTCACAGTACGCGAAGATTGGCTTCGATGAGTCCACGTTGTTCAGCGAGAACTGTGTGCGGCTCATGTGGTCCTGCGTCCGCACGATGGTTCCGAACGTCCGCAAGCAGATGCTCCTCACCTCGAACCCGGTGGGGCCAGGTTTCGGCTGGCACAAGCTGATGTTCATCAAGGACCGAGAGAATAGAAAAATCTACCGGGACGCGCGGTGGCCCTCCGACGGCCGGCCGGTGAACGCTACGACGTGCTTTATTCAATCGAGGGTGTACGACAATTATGCGTTGCTGCGGAACGACCCCAAGTACATCGATCGTCTGCAATCCCAGTCGTTATCGGTGACCAAGGCGTTGTTGGAAGGGTCGTGGGAAGAAACGCTCCACATGGCCTTTTCGTTCGATCAGTACGTGCATTCGGTGGATCCTTTCGAGATTCCTCCGGAAGCCCCGCGGTGGATGGGGCTGGACTGGGGGAAGGAAGACAAAGCTGCTACGGTGTGGTGTGCGTACTACAAAGGGAGGGTTTATGCGTACCGGGATCACTGTCGTCCGGGGAAGCTCATCATTCCATACGCGCAAGAGGTCGTGGATCTCTCGAAGGGAGAGAGCATCGATTACTGCGTCCTCAGTCACGAGTGCTTCAGCGAGCACGGAGTCGGGAACACGCAAGCGGATCAGTTCATTAAGGTGTTCTCGAAAGCGGGGATTCCGGTAATTAAGAGCGACAAGGATGCGGAGGGGAGACTCATGCTGATGCGTGAGTATCTCCGCACGACGAAGGTTCCCACGAGCGAAGCGGATGTGGGAATTGGCGGGGATTATCGGTATTGGATGGAGAGGTTTAATAAGGAGGGGATACAAGCGTGGAAGGATTTCCGGAAGTTCGGCGATAACGATGAGGATAAGTTACCGAAGCTTCAGATTTTCCGTCCGGGGGTTGTGAACGGAAAGATGCTGGGGTGTCCGGATTTGCTGCAGTCATTGCCGCTGCTCACGACGGATGTGGAGAAGCCGAAGAAGCTAGCCGAGGGGCAGGATGACCATTCCTATGACGGAATTGGTTACGCGATGAAAGCGTTTGTGGTGAATGATGAAGTGAGTCTCATGGAAGCGTATCAGACCCAGTTGCAGGGGAAGGTTCCCGATTCCCTTCTTGCGGCGCATCACGCGTTGGAGGCGGCGAGGGAGAGTTTGAATGAAGGGGAAGCGGAGGACATGCCGGTGCAGTGGCGACCGGAGCCGTATGGCGGGGGGGACGAACGGGGGCTTTAGTGATATGCTTTTCCCGTGGAACCGTCAACCTTTGGTATTGCGTACAGCCGCCGAGGAACGGAATCTTGGATGAATTTGAGGAGGAGTCCAATGAAGGTCGAAGCGAGTGTAACGCGGACAATTAACGAAGAGGGGAATCAGGTCCTCACCGTCGAGGGTGTTGTGTTATCGGATACGCAGCAAGGTGTTCTGCCGGCGGGGAAGGAATACGGGGCAACGCCGAATCATTTTGAGGTGAAGGGCGGTGCGTTGCATTTCTCCTTCAGCGTCGAAGCGCGGGAGCCCGAGGTTCCTGTCTCCGCCCCAAAACTCCCGACGGAACTCACGCCGCACGAGCAAGAGGAAGAGTTCCTGAAGCAGCAACTTGCGGATCCGAATCTTGATGCGGTGTCGAAGCAGAACATTGAAGAGAAGTTATTGGGTGGTGAGCCTTCCACCGAGGCCCCGGCAGATGCGGCAGTATGAAGCGATGATCGTCGGCTTTGCCCTGTCCTCCTGTAAGTTGTGCAGGGGGACGGGGAGGCTCGGGTTTATCGGGCCAATGGAGAAAGGAATCGTGTCTCCTTGTGCTTGCACGGTGTTCTTTGAAAAGAGTACCCTGTTGAAAGAAGCCGATGAACAAAAGCAACAACGAGATGGCCGTTCTTCTGAGGCACAGCAGCCACAGGGCAATCTCATACCCCAAGGACCACAAGGTCGGGATGGTGGTTCCTGAAGGCGGGAGTGACTGTGCGAAGTGTGAGTACGTAAAGGGGCAGAACTGCACCAACGTACATTTTGTGAAGTGGAATGGAAGCAGCAAAATCCCGGCGCCGTTGGACAAATATTGCTGCGATTTCTTCGAGACCAAATGATGCTCTGCGAAGCCGCAGTTCTTGAACCGGACCCAAGAAGCGACGGATACATCATGCGTTCCTGCGGACAGCCAGCGGTGAAGATCATGAAACTCACTGAGGGTCCACAAGCGGGGACGGAACATCCCGCGTGCAGGTTCCACTTTGAGGAAATGGCGAAGGATTTTCCGGATTGCTTCGAGATAGTAAAGGACTTCGACAATGTTGCCTAGGCCACAAATAAAGGAGAGACTCTAATTCTGCCTTCTCAATATGGTAAGTGGTCGAGTGATACTGTAGGGGGAGCGGCTGCGAATACCGGTTCTCCTTTCTCCCCCATGCCCGTCTCCGGCCGCCCCACGGCTCCCATTCTCCCCAGCCGTTCACGCCTGGCCGGCGGCGGTGCCCCTCCTCCCATGACTCCCGCTCCTCAGCCCGTGTCGCAGATGGTGAAGGTCATGCCAAGTCCTGTGATGGGAAGGTTGGTGTGAGGTGGCGGAGTCGAAAGCACAAGTACACTGGGCTCATGCGGTGCTTGAGGGCGATGCCTCGGGGGATAAGAAATTCGCTTCGGAAGTCGTGAGTAAGATGCACGGGAGGAAGATGAATTCGCTTCCGGAGCGTAAAGGTCCGAAACTTCCATCAAGCAAGAGGAAATGACATGGCGACGCTTACTTCCCAGCAACGCAGGAATCTTCCCAAGAAATCCTTTGTGTTCCCCTCCCGCGCGCCGGCGAGTGGCAGTTATCCGATTCCGGATCGCTCCCACGC